TTAAAGCCGGGCTTAATCTCGATAAGCTGACCCGGCTTAGAGGTCCACTTATTAGTGTCCACAGCACCCTGCTGAACGAAATAGCCAGCCTTCATGGTGGCATTACGCATTTCAACAAGCTGGGAACGTGACCGGTTGTATTCCTTCTGGAGAGGAATAAGGTCTTCAATAATAGAAGTCGTCCAGTAAGTACCGGACGCCACATTCTCGAACTTAGTGAAGGGGTAATCTCCGTGGTCATACGGGATACCGTCAGTCGTCTTATAGACAACCTGCTTATCAACCGTGATAAACATACCGCCTTCAGGCATGAGGTTAGTGGCATTAGGCTTAACCCATGCCTCAATCACCAGACAGCTATCAGGCTTGGCTGTTTCCTCTGCGCCGACCAGATTCAGATACCGGGTTTCCATGATCTCATTAGTGGATACCACGGTAGGCATATGATCCGGGTCAATCTTATCCGGCCAGCGGTCCTTAACCTCTTCAATAGCCATGGTGTAGATATGAAGAACATAAGGCTGGCGCTGAATATCAAGCTCAAGAGAGTTGGGGATCATAACGTGAAAAGGAGAAGGTGCCGTATAGCAGAAGTCACCAGTAACGGTATCTTCTTCCTCTTCCGACGAATCCTTATCCTCTACCTCATCGTCCCAAACGGTCTTAACATAGCCAACCCCACAGACAGAGGTCCAGAAAGCCGCCTGATCGAAAGCTACATCTACGCCTTTAGTAGCCTCAATGTATTCCCATGCCGCTTCTCCACCTTCTGCGGCAGAGATATCCTCTTCTTCAGAAGAAGCCGGAACGACATTAGCCACAGGCTTCTGGGAAGTCATGCGGCTAATCTCGGTACGGATAGCTGGTCGAACGCGGTTGATAACCATACGGATACGACCGGGGACATAAGGAGCGCGCAGAAGCCGGTTACCCTGAAGCGTAATGTACTGGTCACCCTTATACATGCCAAGGTTGATGTACCACTGATTCCTAATAGGAGTGATATCAGTCTTGCACTTCATGTATTTGGACTTAGCCCAGTCAGCCAGCTTTTGCTCAAGCTGCTTATCCGAGAGGGCTTTAATCTCGGGGTCGGTATTGTCGTCCTCGGAATTAGTATTGGTGGTATCCAGATTACTGCTTGATATAGTTGTCATCTACGTCAATACCCTCAACTAAGCGGAAGTAATCCGCTTCATCTTGAGTAAGCCCTCCCTTCGTTTTGATAATGGTATCGAGTGCTTCTTTAGCTTCACTTACGTCAGTACTAACTGTCGAAGCTAAATCCTGAGAGAAGTTCATCGACTGAATTGCCTGAAAGCTCATCGGATCCTTCGACGACAGTAGACCCATCGCTTTGTCCATCAGTTCCGCGTGCTTCTTTATTGTCTCGTTTTGGCTTCTTAGCTGTTGCTCCTGCATTAGCTGGTGAGATTTCTGGATCGCCAATCTGTCTTGCATGAGCTTCAGGATGATCCACAGGAGTAGAACCAACATCAGAAAGGCCGCTGACAAACCGATCAACAGTATTACGGAGTTCATTCGTAAAGCTCTCTACCTTATTAGGAATGTGATTAACCTGAGACTCTAGCTCAGCAATACGTGCATCCTTAAGCTCTGCTTCTTCGCGGGTTACATAACCAAGGACTCTAGCCATTTCTAGAATGTCTGCCACCTGAAGATAGCCGACACCGAAAGCATTATCCATATCAACACCGAGGTCGATAACCGGACCATCGTGCGTATTGTGGATAATGTCCAGACCGGGATAAGCACCCGGCTTATCGAGAATCCTAAACCGGGAATGCGGGTGATAATTAGTCAGCGGTTCGCTCATTGAGCGTCTCCTTATTCCATTCGTCGGTTTCTACGTTATGGATGAAGTTACCCTCAAAAGGCTTCACAGGATTCTTAACATCTTCGATAACGCTAAGCGCACCCTCAGATACCGTTACTCCTGCAAAGAGGTCGTCAAAATTAGGCTCACGATCCTCTGCCGCCGCACGTACCCGCTCGTCACGGATAGCGTCAACTTCATAGGTGTAAGGTCCACCATAAGCAATTTGGCCCATTAGCCTGTTCCTTCCAATTCCCAAGCTGATTCTTGGTTATAAAGCTGATATATAGATTCCGTCTTTTTATATGCCATATCGTATACAGGCATTGGGGAGTCCGGTACTGCTCCAAGAGTATCGTAATTAGAATATACGGGTCTAGTGGTATCAAACTTTAGCTCAGGCTGAAGAGTCATAAAGTACCTAAGAGAATCAGGGGCGTCATCATTTACTTTATGAATGGTCCCCTTAGACCCGTTCTTCTCTTCCAGCTTCTTAGAGGCATAAGTAGCCCACCTAAGCTTCTGCATCTGCTTCTCTAGGGTCACGCAGTTAGAGGTGTACTGCCAGTAAGGTCTGCCGTTTTGACGGGGATCAGTATCGGGTTTCATATACTGTTCCATCTTAATCAGACCTATATCCACAGACCCGGCACCTGTGGGAACATCTTCCACAGCTAAGTAGATACCGTTCTTGGAGTACTCCATAATGTCTGAAGTACCCGTATTAGAGCGGGTCTGTCGCATAGCAGGATCACCGGTGCGCAGGTATATCTTAAGCCTTCTAAGCTTTTCAAATTCCTTTACCCGTATAGCCCATTCCTCAATGGTGACAAAGCTTTCCACCATTTCGTGAAAGGTAGTGATATGCCCATTAGGCTCTACCGCGTGCCACAGCCAAGCCGCAGGGTGAGCCCATCCGATATCCAGAGAAGTGTAGATACGCATCTCAGGCGTTATCTCAAAGTCAAAGTCAACTCTATGAATACCGGGATCGAAGTTCTTAAAGACACGTCCGCCCAGCTGGACAAAGTGACCATGCTCACGCGCCGCTCTTTCTCTGGGATCAAGACCTGCTAAATATTCTTCTGCCGCTTCTTTAGTGATGTGCGGGTTATCAAGCATGTCTGCCTGAACCACCGTATAGCTACACTTAGCGGGATCACTTTCCCACGGCTCAAAGATAGTCTCATAAACCCATGTCATACCCTCAACAGGGGTCATACTAATCCACCAGCTACCGCGTGTATCAATAAGACGTGCGCCGCACTCATTAAAGATACTCTTAGGCGGCTCTTCATCGAAGGCACAAAAATGACGGGACGTTCCAGCGAATTTATCCAAGTCCTGTTCATAGGACATAAACTCAATGAACGACCCGTTAGCTAGGGTTAGCGTGTAGTGTTCCTTATCGTAGGACTTATCCCACCTACCGTCTATCAGATACTTAGTCGGAAGCCACTGCTGAAACAAAGGAAGAATGATCTTATCCAGACCATTCTTAAAGTCAACGGAGACCAGACGACCCCTTACAGGTTCCTTAGGCATCTTGCGGTATGGGTGTGTCTTAGTGAGCCACCACAGGCATTCCGTGACATTAGAGATTGTCTTACCAGCGCGGTTACCTCCGATATAAAGACGACCGCGCCTATCACTCTCATGAAACAGCTTCTGTTTCTTATGCGGATCATAACGGGTAAGGTTGGGCAGATAGGCTGTTTTACTGAGCGTCTCTCCGAGGTTGAATAGCGCATCGCCTAATCCGAACTCCTTAAGCGGTGGTACCATCAGTAAAGCCCGTCTGTGCGCAAATCTGCTGGATAAGAGAGGCTACTGCCGCATTACCACCCTTAGCTCCAGTAATGGTTCCGCTGAATAGCAGAGCGCTATCGCTTCCGTTATGGCTGTGGGCACCACCTGCCGCCTGAGTAACACCCGGTCCAATAGTGTGGTGCTGTGCATCCATCTGCGAATCCACATCACTAAACATATGGAACATACGGACAGTCATAGGGTCCATAGGGATATTAGGCATATCCCCGCTATTCTCAGACTGTGGTGCTCCGCCCGGTTGAGTACTCACTGCTTTCCTCCATATCTTCCTGAATCTCTTCAACGATATCCAGCACTTCTGCGATACGCTGAAGAAGCCTATAGGAGGCAACATTAGTATCGAAGTCGTGCTTAGCCATTGCACTTGCCAATTGATCCTGTCGCTTAGCCGCGATAAGAAGAATGGCTCCCTGCAATCCTGCCAACATAGATAGGAACAAGTTAAGCAGGATAAAAGGGTACGGATCAAATCCGTGGGAGCCATTATACATAGCCCACAGGGCCATAAAGAATAGGAAGCCGCCGACAAAAGGCCAGCTTCCCATTCCGTTACGCATAATATCTGCGGCACGCTGACCGAAAGACAGGTCGTTCTTATGCTTATCGTGCCAGTTATGATGTTGCATCATGGCGTAGTAGCCGGTGCGGGAGTAGTAGCGGGTGACCCGTCAGCATTAGTAGCAGGTGCCGGAGTAGTGGTTGTATCCACAGGAGCGGGGGTTGTATCCACAGGGGTAGGAACAGGTGTAATAGCCGGGGCAACTGTCTGGGGCATAAGCGATATCAATCGGTCCTGATGAAAGATAAGCCCGGACGGTTGAGTCGGATCGTCAAAGACAAACTCGACAATAGTGGCATCCGTAGTGAGCTTAACGGAACCTGTATAAGTAATATCCTCGGGCATTTGAATCTGCGCCCTGTCACCTTCAGAGAAGGTAATAACCTGTGCCATTACTGATCCACCCATTCAATCTCGATAAAAGTTCCGTTAAACCCGTTAGTGCCCCAAGTGTTACTTCCGGCCGCAGGGTTGCTGGCGCAATACTCTGTGATCTTATCTCCGGCATTAAGAGAGACAATGCCTGAAGCGGAACTGCACATATCGTTGCCGTCCGGCTTACTAACGGTAAAGTGCTCCGACAGGGATGCGCCGTTCCGGTAAGCGAGAAAGGTCATCATATAGGGCGCAGTTCCCCCCGAAGCGTAACCCTTAATGTTAACGCGATAGTATCCGCTAATCGGAACTATAAGAGCGTTATTCGCGGCGTCGAAAGTAACCCCGCCGTGGAGAATCTGCGCGGCAGTAAACCCAATAATAGAGTTGTTCGTATTAGACACGGCTTGAAAGCCCTGTGTCCTACCCATATGTCCGAAGGGTTTAGTGCCCGGAGCAAACCCGCCGCCACCCCCACCGCTGGGAGCGCCTATAGCGGCATCAATCTTATCGAAGTTGTTATTAAGAACAGTTACATCGTAAAATTCGTTAGGGTCCGGCTTAAGCAAGTTATAGCGGGTAGTGGACGTAGCCAAGAAGGGACTCCCTGATAGAGAACCCCTACATCTCTATAGCCTTACCGCTAATAATCTGAAGATCACTACCGATAGCGGCGCGAGTGTCGGGGTCGATAACACGACGGTCAATTACTTCCAATATTAGACCGATCATCTTCTGAGCGTCAATCTGCTTCTTATTAGCAGGGTCATGTCTACCGAGGACTTCAAAGCCGTATTTAATAGCGTTCAGATCGCCAGCTGTCATACGGTTAGCAAGTTGAATCTCAGCCGCAGGAATAGCCTGCTTTAAACTATCCCCTACTAGTTTGACATACATCTCGCTAAAGACAGCCTGTTTCTGCCAAGCCTGAAAGGTAGCCCACGTTACCTTATGTAATGCGAGCTTCTGCCTAAGTGTTTTGTTATCGGCTATGTTAGATAGTGTAGTAAGCACAGCTATCTGGAGCGGACTTAGCCCACTCATGTCTACTTCGATACCGATAGAGTACATAATTCCTTTGTACTCATTAGTCTCCATAAAAGAGGCAATAGACTTCTTAGTGGGGCGTGGTCCTGCCTTAATACGGGTCAACACGTCGTACTCTTCGCCCACCGGCCATACGTCAAACACCGCCTGAGCATCCACCCGTTTCTCCCCTATATATAAGGTACGGGAAAGCGCGCAGATGTTCTTCTTGATCTTGGCTCCCAGCCCTGTATCCGCAACGGGAACCTCGCTCAGCATGGCCTCTCCAAGCTCAGGACGGTCCACCACAGGCTCAGGAACGGGAGCATGCTCATCTACCGCTCTGAAGATATCTGCGAACTCGTACTCTATTGCTGAAGGCTTAGACTCTTCTAACTCTTCCATTCTCTTATTGTATCCTTAACCCAAGTCCATCTTCATAAGGTCGGTAATGTATTCCTGTGGCATTCCGAAGTAACTAAGCCGGTCAATTATTACCACAGGCAAATTCTGCGTAGCACCCGATTCAAAGTGCTGAAGGATAGTGGGATTGATAAGGAACAGCTTACTGAACTCCATTTGAGAAGAAGCAACCTGTTCCCGCCAATCAACAAAGGTAGTAGCCATAAGCGAAGGCTTAGTAACCAACCACGGAGCCTTACCGAACGCAGCATCTTTACTAAGCCTCATAGCTAACTTATTAAGCAGGAACTCCTTATAGGCTAGGTACTCCACAGCCCAATCAAGCTTAGTACCATTAGCATAAGTGTTACGGGTAATCCCATTAGAGCCATGCTTATTCATAAACTCAGCAAGTGTAGGAGGCATAGCATCATAAAGAGCCAAGTCAGTCATATGGACGACCCGGTATCCCACAGAGGCTAGTTCGGCCAATGTAGTCTTATTCAGGCTTCTGCCTTTTAGTTGGTCTAAGAGGTCAGGGTTATTAGCGTTGCGATGGATATAGTTTTGGATGATGCTCATGTGTTTCATAGTAGGCGTAGTATAGAGCAGTGTCAAGTGATAAATTTGGAACAAGATAAGGGATTAGTATATAAATGCTGTAATTGGCGGGGCAACATGGTTAGCGGTTAGGCCCTTATCGAGATGTGATAGGCTGTTTACAGGTCGATCAGCCGACGGCCTAACCACTCACAGATAGGCGAGCTACCTAATGAGTACTTCGGATCGCGTAATGCGCGCTTTGGGCAATAACACCGCGCTGGTTTTTATCCACGCCTTTGGCTCACACAGCAGTGTCACTGTTGTTAATGCCAGCACCAACAAGGGCATCTGCCTTATCGAGTCAATGGGTTACAGCGACTCACACGGTCAGCAC